CTTGGGTGAGTAACGCGTAACTTACTAGACGGTTACGGCGTAACCGGTGCGCCGCCGATGGCGAACAGCTCTTCGGTGGCCGAGTCCGGGTAGCCCTGGAAGGTCACGTCGAAGATTCGTTCCTTTTCGACTTCGTAGGCGAAGTTCAGGCCGCCCGACGTTGCTGCCAGCGGGATCACGAAGTCCTCGCTGTAGTCGTCCACTGCCTTGTCCTTCGGGTGCAGGCGCAGCTCGCCGGCGATGTCGAGCAGCGACAGGCCAACGCCGGTCGCCACGACGACCTTCTTGTCCGCGCCCGTGCCCGAGAGCGCCGCGCCCGGCATCGTTGCCACGAGGTTGTCGAGCGTGGTTTCAGCCAGCGGCACCTTCACCGACACGTCACGGCTCATGATCTGCTCGTTGACGGTGGTCTTGCCGAACTGGTCCACGTTCGTCTTGTGGGTTTCCGTGGTCACGGTCACTTGGACGCCGCCCTGGGTGTAGCCCAGATCCACGCCCTTGTAATAGACCAGGCAGACGCCCATCTTTACGTTCTTGGTATCGCTTGCCACTCAAAACTCCTTTGCAAAGAGGTCCAAGTTACGGTAAGTAACTCGTAACTTAACTATACAGGCTCGACATAGCAACAGTCAATGTTCGCCACGAACTCGACCACGCCCGAGGCCGGCACCGGGTAGTTGATCGGCAGCGTTTGCGCGCGGCACCACTTGACGGTCATGCCCTCGTCCAGCTCGGTTTCGCGCTCGATCCAGAGCACTGCCATCGCGCGCTTGATGAGCGCCGCACCCTCGGCGTAGGTCTTCGCGCGCACCACCAGCGCGAAGGCGCCCTTGAAGTAGCCCGGCAGCTCCGGGTCGATGCGCGTGCCCTTGTAGTCGGGCTTGAGCAGGATGCCCGTGTCCTCGACGCGCATGGCGTTGATGAAAATCGTCTTGGCGCGTTTTCCCACGCCTTGCTGCTCGAGCAGCGCCGCAATCGGCTCCAGATGCATTACGTCGACTCCTTCACGATCTGCTTGACCTTCTTGCCCATCTCGCCAATGCGCGAACGCATCGCGCGCTCCATGAACTTGCCCCCGACCCGGCCGCTACCGCCGTCTTTCTGGCGCGATGCCGGGCCCAGCTTGAACGCGCCCGTGCCAAACGGGGCGAGCGCCTCATGCATGACGCGCGCGTATTTGATGACGGGCACGCCCTTGGCATCGACCGCGGCCGGATCGACCTGCACCGAGACGACCGTGCGCCCGTTCGGCCCGCCGCGCGTCTCGACCGCTTCAATGGCCTCCTCGAGGTCGCCGTCGTCGATCGGCGCGTTCTCGCGCGCGAGCTCCGCGATCTTGTCGCCCTCCTCGCGCATGACGTTCAGAATCCGGCGCGCGGCGGTGTCGCCCATGCGCTGAATCTTGAGCGCCAGCATCTCGGGGTTGAAGTTGCTTTTGACTAGGCCCACGGCGCGCACTCCACGTCGAAGTGATCCAGCTGGCCGTAGGTCGTGTTCTTCGGTGTGATGGACACCACTCGCAGCTGCACGCCATCGACGGTGATCTGCGCGCCGAGCACCGCGCTCGTGCCCGGCTCCAGCTTGATCTTGGCGGTGATCGCGAGATCCTCCGCATGCGCCATCGAACCTGCCATCTGCGCGCGCTGGTTGGTCATGGCCGCCTTCTGGAGCAGCTGCACGACGGCGCACCGCTCGGTGAGGCCCACGGTGGGCGCCGCCTCCTCGCCGTAGAGGTTGCGCTCGCCGGCGATCGCCACCGTGCAGAGCTTGTTGCCTCGGAACATGGCCGTCTCCTTTTAAGCGCCGACCCGCGCGAGCATGGCGCGCGAGTTCGGGTGAAAGAGTTCGTTGCGCACGTCGAGGTAGTCGGACATCGCAATCACGTCCCCGTGGCCGTCGTGCGCGGGGTCCGCATACTGCAAGACGACACCCGTGTCGCCCCGGGCGCTGGCTGCGCGCACGAACGCGTCAGCGTAAATGTGCTGGAGTGCCCCGCGCAGCGTGGCCGCAACGAACTGGGAGCTCTTCCACTTGCGCCCGAGCGAGTCGAGCTGGCCGAAGGTGATGCCGCGCTGGCGCTCCTGCAGGCCCGCATGCACGACCGCGGAGCTGTAGCTGCGCCCGCCGGCGCCCACGAGCAGCTCCACCTTCAGGCCGAACTCGCGCATGCGCGTGTGCGCGACGTCAGTGTCCTTCGCAAGGGCCGCTGCGACTGTGCCAAGCGCGGCGTTGCGCGTCTGGAGCGCGTCGTCCGCGATTTTGAGCACGAGCTCGTCGGCGGCCTCGGGGTGCGCGTTGACGATTGCCGCATGCATGAGATCACGCGAAGCGTTATCGAACATGGCGGCGATACCCGTGAGCGTGCTCATCTGCAGGCGGGTCATGTTCGCGAGCATCTGGCGCCGCGTGGGCGCGTGCGGGTTCATGTGCTCGGACACCAGTCCCGCGAGCGCGCTCTGGTAGCCAATGGTCTGCGAGGATGCGAACTCGCTGAAGGAGTCGATGATGACGTTTTTCATAGCTTCAGGTTCGGCTCAGGTGCGAGACAGGCGCGTGCGGCGCAGCACGAAGCGCGTGACTTCCAGCATCGCGCGCGGGCACACGAGGCCCCGGTCGGGTCGCACGGCGTTGAAGGTGGTGGTCGAGTCGCCCACGGTTTCGGAGACGATGCCCATGCGCCGCTTGGCGAGCACGGGGTCCACGTTGAGCAGGTCGTCGGCCTCGATGATCTGCGCGCGCTCGATCGCGCGGCGAAACTGCACCGGCAGCTCGACGTATTCCTCTTGCGTGAGCGTGGTGATCGAATACAGGGCGAACTCCGGCATGACGTAGTTCATCCAGTTGTCGTCGAACCGGTAGCGGTAGCGCAGCATGCCGAGGTTGATGCGCGCCTGGATCATCGCGGCGATCTTCTGGTCGTCGGTGGCCGCGCCCCAGCCGTTGAGCGCCGGAATGTCGAGCGCAACGAGGTTCGCCTTGGCGAGCGTCTGAAAGCTGTTGGTGCCCGGCACGAGCAGCGAGCTTGCCTCAATCAGGTAGCTCTGCTCCAGGCGCACGGTGCCGTTCTGATAGACGAGCGTGATCTGCGCGGTGCGCGCGGCGCGCAGCTGCGCCGGCTGCAGCGTGTTCGAGCCGCTGGTGACAGCGGGCGCGAGCATGTTCATCGCCCCATCGACGCGGATCGTCACCGCGCCATTGGCGGGGTCGGTCGGCGTGTCCTGCTCGATGAGCACGTTCTCGTCCTCATCAAGCAGGCGGTAGCTCGCCGTGGCCGGCGCGACGCCCATGCTTTCGTCAAGCGGAAAGGTGACGGTGACGGCCTCACCGGCGAGATACTTGTTCATGCCTTACTCCGCTGCGGGCGTGGTCGCGGCTTCGACCGGCGCTTCATCGGCCTTCACGACGTCCGAGGGCACTTCGCCGAGAAACTCGACCGGCTCGGCCGGCGTCTGGACCTTCAGAATCAGCGCGATGAGTTCGGCGATGCCGTTGCTCTTCACGCCCAGCGGGTCGCTGATCTTGCGCAGGCCCTTGATGCCTTCCTTGCCGGCGATCGCCTCGAGCTCGGCCTCGGTGTATTTCTGGGGCTTGGGCGCGGGCGTGTCTTGCGGACGCAGCTCCATCGGCTTCGAGTAGGAGTCGAGCGCGGCTTGACTGGCCGACGGGTTGGCCCCGCCCTCGACGTTCTCCACGCGCACGACGTTGGCGATGCGCGTTGCCACCATTGGCGCGACGTCGGCGATCGACACGCCGTCCACGAACTCCACGCCGCCAAAGTTGCCGGTGAAGCCTTCGTAGCCCGGCTGAACCATCTTGATCTTCATATGCTTGTCCTATGATGTGCAAAAGGGCATGAGCCTCAAGCCCATGCCCTTTATTGTAGCGGAGAGTAAGTCACACGTGACTTACTCTTGCAGGAACGCCTTAGACGTTCGTCACGCCGCGCAGACGCGCCAGCGAACGGGTCGACTTCAGCGCCGAGCCGCAATACCACTTCACGCGGATGCGGTCTGCGTCCTTGTTCTGCACCGTGCCGATGTCCTCGACGCGGATGCCCGCTTGCTTGCCGCCCCACAGGCCGTGGAAGCCGTCGAGCTCGTTCAGGCGCACCGCGTAGACCGAGCAGGTGTTGGCGTTCGTGCCCATCGTTTCCGTCTGCGACAGGAAGTCGTTGCGCAGGATCGGAATGCCGTTGTGGCCGAGGATCGCCTGGCCGAAGTTCGGCACTTCGACCATTGCCGGCTGAATGCCGCCGGTTGCATACAGCAGCGCGCGGTAGGCGCGGATCGTGCCCGGGCGCATCACGTAGGCGTCAGCGCCGTTGATGACCGCATCGCCGAGCTCGTCGAGCATCGACAGCGTGAGGGCCGCGCCGTTTGCCGCGCCGCCTGCGTCGAGCGTTTGCGCGCCCGACACCATCTTCGGCAGGCCGTCGAATTCCTTCGTGTTGGCCGTCGAGTCGCCTTGGGCGATCGTGCGCTTGAACTTGCGGGCAACCGCCTTGGCCTTCAGACCGATCTGCGTTGCGCGCTGATCGTTCGTGTCGGACTCGGTTTCCTGCAGGAACTTGTCGACGTCCACGTCACCTGCGAGGATGCGCAGCTTCGCCACGACCTCGGTGAACGTGCCAGCCGATTCGTCCAGCTCTTCGTTCACGTCGTAGAACTCTGCGTCCGGCAGCGTGTTCTCGCGATCGTAGACGTAAGCCTTTCCGTTGATGCCGACGAACGGCAGGAGCGCGAAGAGCTCATCCTTGTCGATGATTTCCTCGATCACGCCTGCGACCAGCTGATTGTTACTCAGCTTGTCGGC